AGATGAAGACGACACCGGCGCGCGCCTTGGCAGTGCACGCCTGATGGGCGTAGACCGCAGCGTCGACCATGTCGTCGTGTTCAGATTCTGGAAAGGCCAGCAGCTCGTTGTCGAACTCCGGCAGGATTCCCCGCCTGTGAAAGACTAGCCCCTGCTCATAGCGGGCCAGCAGCTCGTGAAAGCGTGTCACCTTGTCGCGGTCGGGCTTGTACCCCTTGATCGGTAGTGAGGTTGTCCGGGTTAGCTCCTGCACTACCGAGGCTTGGAACTGCACCTCCTCGATCAAGACCTTGTGCGGGTTATGCTTCTCGGCAACCTTCTGGATCAGTCGCAGCGTCTCGTTGAAACTGCACCGCTCCCGTACGACTTCGAGGACGTAGCGATGGCCCGTGCTCTCCTCGTAGCCCATCACCACTATAGCGGTGTAGTCGGCCCCGTCGCGTTTGGAGATGGCAAGGTCGACGCCGATCCCGACCTTCAGCTTCTCCGGCACGCGGTCGGTGTACGTGATGTAGTCCCTGCGCATCAGAGCGCCGGCAAGGTCGACGTATTCGGCCAGGATCTCCTGACGGTACGCCACAGATGGCATGGCCTCGGCGAAGGCCGCCAGCTCGTCGGCGTCGATATACGGGTTGGCGCTCGTCGGCATGTGGAAGGATCCCCACATCTCGTCGCGCTTGGCGTTCTCGTCGAGAACCCAGAAGTAGTTTCTGCCCTTCGGCGTACTGAAGAACGACGCGCCGCCCTTGTAATCCATCAGAGTCGGGCGAAGCACCATGTTCCACGCTTCCTCGAGATCCGACAGCGTGGCGGCCTCGTCGACGGCGATCTCCGCGTACTTGCGCCCCCGGATCGCGTCGTAGTTGTCGAGGCTCCACATGTCGATGATCCCGCCCGTGACTAACTCTATCCGCTTGTCCTGCTCGTTGGTGTTGCTGATCAGCGGCTGCAGCGTGCGCTTCGTCTCACGCCAGAACTCCATCAGCATCTTGTACGTCGGGGCCATGTACGCCACGGGCTGGCCGGCTGCCGCCTTCGGTGCGATCATGGCCAGAGCGAGAACTGTCTTGCCGAAGCGACGACCGCACCGCACCACATTAAACCGGCGGCGATTGTTGTAGATCTGCAGCTGCCCCTCGTGCAGCTCAAGGCGCAGGCGGTAGGCGGGGTTGCTCATCGGCTTCCGTTAGCATTGGAGCAGCCCCGCCCCCGATGACCACCTCGACGGTGGTATTGTTCTGGTTCACGTTGTGGCTGACGACCTCCTGACGGTCACGCCAGCCGAGGACGTTCTTGGCGATGAAGACGGCGACCCCGCCGTTGCCCTTCTCCGCTGTTCCATTGGCGAGGTTGTCCAGCATCTGAGCGACGCGGGCCTCGCATGCTTGGCGGACGTTATCCACCGCAGTTGAAAACTCTGGGTATAACTCGCAGTAGTCAAACATGGTCTGCTTCGTTATGCCGAGGTGGTGGGCCAGTTGCTCAAGGTACATACCGCGCTCTGCAGCTTCGGCGAGCAGCGGCTTGTACTGTTCCCAGTCGTACTTGGTTGGTCGTCCTCCTGCCATGGTTGCGAACCTATGTAAACAGTTGATAGAATAACCGAACAGTTACCGAACGGCCGTAGATTCATGGAGGCCGTTCATCGCGGTAGGGTGGTTGCATAGCAGCCCGAGTACTCGGGAGTACGTACGGATCATGTGCCGGTCGATCGTCAGGTGGAACTCTGCATCGCGGACGGCTTGGTAGACCGTCGACGGACTGCGCCCCACCTCCCGGGAGATATGACGGATCCCCCAGCCCATGTGATGATACAGCATCCAAAGGAACAGCTGGCGAGGTACGGCGACCTCGGCGCGCTTGCTCTGGCCTACTATGGCCGCTGGGCTGACGTCGGCAGCCTCTGAGACGGCCGCGAGTATTCGCGTGGCTGTGAGGTGGTCGCGAAGGTTGCGATCAGCCGGTGCGTTGGGTTGCAATCGTACGTTAGCCATAAATCGCTCCTGACGGGTTTTTATTTGTTAGGGTGGGTAAGTACTGCCTTAAGGGATTCGAGCGCCTCCTGAGGGCTCCTGACGATGAAATACGGCATGCTGTGACGTTCGCACAGTTCAGCAAACCGCTTCTGGCTCTCCGATTGCCTCCCGGTGGTCGTCTTGACCTCGATGAAGACCGCGAACCGGTCGCGATATGCGACCAGATCCGCATGGCCCGCACTTGCTCCGGTGTTGCCGATGAGGTAGGCCCTGAGGTATCGGTCGCCTTCGGTGCGGCTAACTGATGAGTTGACCCGTACGACCATCCAACCCGCAAGCATGAGGGCCTGCATGACCTGTCGTTGGATCGTCGCCTCCGATGTTGCCTTCTTGGCTGCCTTGGCTTTGACGTTGGCCATGTGTTCCTCCTGGTTCCTCATCTCGAGTTCCAACATCGCCTGATGGTCACCCTCGACTGCCATCTCGGCAAGCTGGCGCTTGGTTAAGTGGTCGAACTTGTTCTGCATTGGGCTCTCTAGTTAGGGGGTGGGGGGTGGGGGTGGGTTAGGCTGTTCTGTAAAGTAGTAGTAGTAGTAGTATTATATATATAGGGAAAAGTGGCACACCACACCCACCCCTCACCCCACCTCGTTTTTATCTACGCGCACTAAGTACCACTTCTTGCAACCTCTTACGGTGGATTGCTGATAGTTTAGTTTACGGAGGCTCCTTCCGAGCTGGTAAACGAATTGACTATTGAGTGAGGCCTTGACGTCGCCCGATGTGCCGATCGAGAGCGCCTTCAGTATCTCGATAGCTACCTCGGTAGTGCCCAGACGTACCAATCCTGCGCCCTGGTACCCTGCCTCGACGGGTCGAAAGTACATCCTGAGCAGCTGCTCGGCTTCGTTATCCGTGGCGAACTCCTCGTTGACCCTCTCGACGATCCGCACGTCCTCACCGTTGAAGTAGTGCCGGGCTCCGGCCTTGAGTTCGGCCCGGGCTTGGGCGTAGAGCATCTCGGTATCTATGCCGGCTCGGGTCTCCATGTCGATACCCTCAACGGCTAGGACTGGGAACCGTCGGCTGCCGGTCTCGTCGTTCAGGAACTCGCGCCGGTTCACAGACCCGATGAAGGAGATCTTGCGCTCGTAGTTCTGGTGGGTGCGCTTGTAGGCGCCGCGTTCCTGGGCGGCCTCTTGGGTGATTAGCGACTTGATGGCGTTCATCTCTCGGCGATTCATGCTCTCGAGCTCGTCGTCGATGCCTATGATGGTGCGGCTCATCATAATTTTGAAGTCCTTGTCGTCGCGGATGGGGCCGACGTAGAGGTACTGCCGTAGCTCATTGGGGCACAGGCTCAAAAGAAACCGCGTCTTACCGATCCCCTGCCCACCCTGCAGGATGGGCATGATGTGGTTGGCCTTGTGGTTGGTAGCGGCGTAGACGACCCCACGTAGCCACGTGCCGAGGACTAGCCGGGCGAAGGCTTGGAAGTCGGCTTCTGACTCGTACGCCGTCAGGTCGGGGCGCAGGCACTCGATCAGATCCTGCAGGCGGTCTTGCTCATCCCACGGCGGGAGGTTGTCGAAGTACTCCCGGAATGGATGAAATCTCTCCGAGAAGGACGAGTCGAGGGTCTCGTATAGGCGCTCCTTGGCTATGTTGATCCCCGAGCCTCGCATGTCGAGCAGTAGGGAGTTCAAGGCGTAGTCGTCGAGCGGCTCGTACTCGTCGGATCCTTTGGGGCTGTACTCTACGCCGTCGGTTACGACGTTCTTCCTCCAGTCGTAGAACGACTCAAGGAACCTCCTGATGACGTCTGGGCTGTTGGCCTTGGCCTTTTCTGAGTACATCCCCGGCGGTGCTGTCCATCCGTTGCGCTTGGCGTAGTATATGAGAGTCCCGGCGCCGACCTTCTCAAGTCGGCGGGCGATCTTGTACCTCACCTCGCCGTCGTATCCGGGCGACCACTCCTCGATGATCTTCTCGGCGGCTTGTGGCCCGACGATGGCGGTCACAGCGCTAATGATCTTGATCCAGTCTATGTAGTCCTGATGTGGTGGGATGACCTGCAGCATCTCGCGGACGTCGCGCTCTGTGAGGTCGCGTGTGGCCTTAACGACGAACTCGCGCTGTTCGGTGTGCACTTGCTCTGATCTCTCGGCGTAGATGCGCAGCTGGTAACGATCTAGACTGTTGCCGAACCATTGGAACTTGCCCTTTTGGCTGCCGTAAAAGATCTGTGAGGCTGCCGAGGTCTGGCGGTCGCTGTCGAACTGTTCTATGAAGGCACGTACGAGGCGCTTGTACTCCGTCTGGTCTCGGATCGGCTCGGGTAGTACCCAGATGATGCGGAAGCGGTGCCAATGGTCGGCATGGCTTGGCGTAGTGTAGAGAAACGCCGCACGGCCGGCGACGTTCTCGTCTCGCATGGCATCGTCGAGCGAGTAGTACCCCTCGCCTGCGGTCTTGCGGCGTTTGTGGCCGGTTTTCTTGTCGGTTACGGCGTTATCGATGTCGGCGGCGACGATCCACGACTCGATGAAGGACTCGTTGTTACGTGTTGCGAGCCCGTGCTCGTTCGCCGATAAAAAGGCGTTGCAGAAGGCCCCGCCGGTCTGCAGGTATTCCATGAGGTCGCGCGGCGTGCCGGTGGTCGGCCTAAGGGCGTTGTTGAGCCACTGCATCTCGGCGTTGGATGCCTTGTCGATGATCTCCGGGCAGATGCTGTAGCGTATGGTTGTTGTGTTCATGTGATCCCCAGTGATTCAGCTCCCCAAGTTAAACACCCGCCCGCCACGCTGGGGAGTACGCGGCGGGCTTGGCTGGAATCCGATCAGAACGGCAGGTCGGGAGTGTCCCCGTCGTCCGATACGGCATGGAACGTATGCTGTACTGTCGCCTCGAGGGCGTCGGCGGCGTCGTGGCGCACGGTAGCGCCTAGGCCGAGGCGTGGCCGGATGGTGTCGTTGACGCGTGCCTCGAGGAAGTCCATGATCTCGGTGTCGTCGTACTGGATCTGCCCCTTGATCTTGACCTCGCGGAGTGGCGGCAGCGTCTCACGTGAGTAGGCTGGTGGAACCTTGACGGCGCGCTGCATGAGGGTAACGCCGGTTACGGTTTTGTCCTTGTCGTTCTTGAACGAGTACGGTACGAGTGTTACCTGATCCTGCAGATCTACCGCGGGGCTTGCAAGTGCCGATATCATGGTCTTGGCGTAGCGGCTGGAGTAGCCGGCGGTAATGTTGTAGTAACCCTTGCCGTCGAAGAACCGGAATACGAACTGCTTCCCGTACTCGCTCTCGGAGATCTCGACGGACTGCAGTACGCCGGTGAAGGCGTCGTGGTGCTCCTCGTAGACGGTGTTACCGTTCTTGTTGACGCGCGAGACGTATCCGGCGCGCGGCTCTTTGGATGAGAGTACGATCTTACCCTCGGCAAACTTGGCCCATGTGGTACTCGGGCCGGTTGTGGCTGCATGGAATCCCATGGCTAGCTCCTGTAGATAGATGATAATGTGGGGTTATTCCCCGTTGTTGTCGAATAGTGTATTGGGTAGCGAATCTACGGCGTGCTGTATCCTTGCCCGTGCGATGTTTATGTACTCCGCCTCTCGTTCTATGCCGATGAAACGGAAGCCCTCAAGGATGGCGCCCTTGCCTGTGGAGCCGCTGCCCGTGAAAGGGTCGAGCACGACACCGCCCGGAGGCGTTACGAGCCGGCATAGGTACCGCATGAGGTCGGTAGGTTTGACGGTCGGGTGGTGGTTGGCGCGAGCCGTGGCGCGCTCGTTGCCGCTTACAGTAAGCATTGACCCGTCGGCAGTCGCTGTCATTGCCGCTGTTCTGATTTTGTCCATCCCCTCGCACCCATCGTCCCTGTCTCGCTTGCTCGCCTTGGCGCAGTAAAAGAAGCGCGCGGCGGAGCCGGAGTCATAATATCCGAGGTCATCCATTGGCGGCTTTGGGTTATTACCTCCGAAGGTATTGCCACCACTGCTACTTCTGACAGCCGTTCCAGCCTTAGTCTCCGGAAACATCCCCACCACTTCATCGCTGCCGTCGTGGATGAGGTTCGCGGGCCAGCGGCCGGTTGTGTGGTCGATGCTGTTTCTCTTGAAACCACGCTGGTATATCTTATTGGATATATCATTGCCTACGAGACCATCATGTATGCCACCTCCGCCTAATCCCTTTTCATTGCCAGGCGTAACTTCCACCCTGCACCCATCCACATTTACCGCCCCCGTGCCCCATGTGAGCACGTTATTGGCAACCGTGCCGGGGAACGGCTTACGCGCCACCGTGATAGGTTCTAGCGCAGGCTTGAGGGCCGTACCCCAGCCGTGCCAATCACCGCTCAGGTTGTGAGACTTCGGGAACCCAGAGCCATACACCCAAGCGATCATGTCGCGTATCTCGAATCCTGCATCCTCGATACGTACGGCCATGCGGTGCTGTGTGCGAGTCCCTGCGAATGCGAGCAGATGGCCGCCGGGTTTCAATACTCGCAGGCACTCGCGCCAGATGTCCTCGCTAGGTACGTCGTAGTCCCATTTTTTGCCCATGAATGACAGGCCGTACGGCGGATCGGTCACCACGGCGTCGATGCTGTTATCTGGCAGCGTGCGCAGTACCTCGAGGCAGTCGCCGTGGTGTAGCTCGTAGCGTTCACTCATCGCGCCCCCCGCGTTTTACTTCGTCGTAGACGACGTAGGCGATCATGGCGACGACAACCGCAACAGAGGCGAAGAAGAGCACGAAGCCGAGCGATAGGGCGAGGGTGAGTAGTTGGGTCATGGCTGCCTCCGGTGTTGCTTCCAATCTTGGTAGAGTAGTACAGCTGAGGCAATGGCAAATGCAACCGTTACTGTGGCGCTGCCTGTTGCTACATACATCGTCCAAGTCATGACAGCGGCAAAGATTCCTATGGCTATGGTCACGGCTCCCTCCCTTCGGCCTTGGCGATGGCCTGCAATGCTTTGGAGTAGATTAGGTCTACAGTTTCTTCCCTGTAGAAGTCAGGGTGCGCATCAGTACCGATGTATTCTGCGCATTCCTTCAACGCCTCGAGCATCTCCGGCGCGGCGGCGATGATCTTCCAGTCGGCATCTAGGAGGCTTATCCGGTCACTTGGGTCATGTCGATAGAATGCCAGCATCTCTTGCCCGCTAGCGTCAACCATTACCTTGTCCGGATCCCATGAAAGCTCCTTGCTATCTTCTCGCACTTGCCACGGCCCCGGCGTGTGTTTCGCTTCGTTCATTGTGTTCTCCTTTGCCTTGCCTTAAATATGGCCGCTCGCATCACCAAGCGGCCATCCATCACATATCAACGCAACCCGTGTCGGGTGCTCGATGGTGTAGGCGATAGGCAGCCCATAGGTTAGTGAATGATACAGAAGTTGCGGTCGATGAAGTCGCCGAAGACGTTGTCGTAGCCGCGCACGTCGCGCTCTACTTTGTAGTTGCTCATGGCCTCGCTGACGTCTTGAGCAACGGCCCGGAGGCGTGCCTCGTTGGGCGTGTGGCGTGCCTCGCTAGCCTTGATCCTGAGGAGCGCCCGCTCGCGTGTGAGGTCGACAATGCGGGCGTAGCTGCGGGTCTCCTTGCCGACGCGGCGGGACTCTTCGAAGCTGATCTCGTTGTCGAGCTCGCGGAGTTTATCGGCGAGGCGTGCGGCGTCGAGTTGCGCCTCGAGTTTACGTAGGAAGCTCATGATAACCCCATAGGTATAGATTGGAGTAGTTCTTCGTGGCGGTCGAGGATGACGATCTCGGGGTCGATCGCTACGGCGCGCGCTTCGGTGTCGAGGGTAAACGCGCCGTCGAATTGATACTGGATCTGCGCCTTGGGTGACCAGTCCGGGTTGCGTGCCTTCCACAGGTTGCACATCATGGCGATTTCGAGGTAGGTATCCTGCACCCCTACGGCCTTGGCTTCCCAGCTGGGCGCCTTGCGCCAGTCCTTCGGACGCCACAGGATAGCTTCGGAGGCGTGGAGGCGTATCTCCTTGCCGTCAATCACTGCGCGGGTGTCGGAGTACATGTCGTTCCACATGTGGCGGTACATCTGCGCCTGGATCTCATGGCTGCGGTAGATGCCGCTAGAGGTCTTATAGTCGACGATGGCAACGCAGCGCGTGACCTGCCCGGACTTCTCGCGATAGTCCATCTCGCAGACGAGGTCGACGGTTCCGGCAACGCCGAACTTGTCGCTGACGAGCAGCATCTCGGAGGCCAGCGGGACGACGTTGAACTCGCGCGACCATGCGGCGAGGGCTTGCAAGTCCTTCTGGAGGCGCTTGTCGAAGGTGGCGAAGTACTCGCTGCTGATCTCGCCACCTGCCATGAGGTGGCCGGCGAACTTGTGGAACTCCGTTCCGTACTCGGCGGCAGCGTCGCGGATGGCGTGCGCCTCGTCGAGGCCCTTGTCGGCGTACCACTTGAGCAGGTGCGGCGGCATCGGCGACGTGTCGCGGATTACGGTCGTCACGGACGGATACCATACGACGCCCGGCGTGCCGTCGTTGTCGATTACGCGGCCGTAGTAGCGGCTGTCGTCCTGATCCCACCGGTAGACGTTGGGCGGAGCGGGCATGCCGTCGGCCATCCACTCGGTGGCCTCGATGGGTGAATGAAAGTGGTTCACAGTAACCCCCAGATGATAGAAGTGAAAAGTAGTGACAGGACGGTCAAGATACCGACAGCTAAGAATCCGACAATGAACCAGCCGATGAGGCGGCCCCCAAGGCGTGCGATGCGGTAGGCGTCGGCGCGGATCTCCTCGGGTGTTTCTTCGTGGTAGGCGTTCATAGTTCCCCCGGTGTTGTTAGTGTACGGTGTGTTTACTGACGATGGCCTTCACGATCTGCGAGTACTCGGCGGCGCTGATGTAGCCGAGTGCGAGACACTTCGCGGCGTAGTGGAGCAGGCCGGAGACGGCGTAGTGAAGGTCGGCCTCGGTGACCGGGCGGGCGGTGGTGTTATTTTTTGGCACGGGATGCTCCGGAGGTCTTGGTAGGGGTAACGCGCCGGCGCTTCGGCTTGTCGGCTTGGGTGTTCTTCTGCACCCGTTCGGTTGTCTCGATCTTCCAACGCATCTCCTCGCGGCTCTGCTCGAGCCGATCGACGAGGTTCTGCAGATTAGTGTTGTCGTTCCTATATTCCCAGACCATGACGGCCAGCGTGAAGGCGATAGCCGCGAGCGCGGCGACTGCGAGTATCAACATGATGTTACCCCTAGATAGTGTGGTGTGATTGTGAAACATTCGTTCTCGATGCCGCCGTTGACGGCGAGGTCTTCGCAGGTGTCGATCCAGTCGTTGATGATCTGGCGGATCTGCGGTTGCAGGCTTCGGCGGTGTGCTTCGGCCGTGATGTTGCGGTGGGTCTCATCTCGCACCCAGATCATGTCGACCTCTGGGTAGCTGTGGACGGATCCGTCGCCGTTGCGGTCTTCGATTACCTCGCCTTGGTAGCGCACCTTGACGATGACGTCGACGAGGACTTCGTAGGGCTTGCCGCCGTCGTCAATGAACTCGAGGAACTGATCCTCGATGATGTCGAGACTGTACAAGTCCATGTTGCGTTCCCAGTCTGAGAACGTCGGTATCGGCTGGCCGTGTTGTAGTGCCGTTGTGGCGTGTGTTGTGGCCATGTTACCCCCGGGGTAGATAGTGGATGGTTAGTTCTCCTCGCCGCGGTCGATCTGGACGAGGTAGCGAAGTAGTGCTTGACGAATGACCTCGGTCTTGGTGCGCCGCTCGCGCTTGGCGCGGCGGTCGATCTTGTTAACGAGGTCGGTCTCGAGTACGACGTGGACGTGTTGTTTCGTTGTTGCCATGGGCCAAAACTATGTACATACGTGATCATTGTCAAGTGCAAAACGCCAACCGCAGAAAATAAATATCTAACCCCATGCAGCGCACGGGGTTACCATACTTGCGTTTGTTACTATCCTACTTGCGGCCGGTGGCCTTGCGTGCCTTCAGCGTCCGCTCGGGCTGCAATTCCTTCGTGACCACGTCCCGAACGGAGTCGTAGAACGAATCGTGGAACGCCGAGAGCACGGCCCGCAGTGCGGCGTCCTGTTCGGAATTCAGACCATCGAGCGACATCGTCGCGCGGGTGATGTCCAGCAAGCGCAGGCGAACGGCTTCCTTCAGATTTATCATCCGACCACCTGTTCATTTTGGGCGGTGATAATCCGAAGGGCGTGGGTGTCTCCGGCGGCATAGGTTACCGACCCGGCAGCCACTACCACGGCAAAGAGCGAGGTCACGTTCGACGTGCCCGCGGCGGTTTGATACCACACCTCGGGCTTGACGCGCGCCTCCCAAACAGGGGTTGCACCTTCGGCGATGCGGTAGTAATCAGCGGTGACCACCTTCGCACTTGCTACCAAGTTGGTAACGCTGGCGTGGTAGGCAGAGCCCGCCGTCGGCGTCGACGGTGCGCTGGTCACATAGAACAGCACCTGCAGGTCGGCCTTCTTCGCCGTGCCTGATCCTGCCGTCTCGCGGATGTGCAGCTGCAGTAGTTCCACCATCTGCGAAGTGGTTGTATTGACGGTCGGCAGGGTGAAGACCTCCGCGTAGGGGGCCTCGCCTGCAGTGAGTGCAGTCGTGTCGATCGTCGTCCCGGCGGCGACGTAGCCCGAGTCATAGACGAGCCGCGACGTGGGAGTCATTGGTAAGCATGCCATAGTAAACCTTCGAACTGTTTAGTGATACTTAATAGTTACTTTGCGGTACGAATGCGAACGCCTGCCCGTCGTAGTTGGGCGCGCCACCTGATGGCTTGCACGCTTGCCGTGAACCCGTGCAATAGCCGTAGAGCGCCGTCGGTGCCGTGACGACTTCGGAGCCCGGCGTGCCCAGCTGCACAAACACGGCGAACGATATCACGTCGCCGGCCTTGACGCTGACGTGGTCGCCGCCCTTTAGGATCCAATCGATCTGATCGCCCGACATGCCGGAGTCCATAGAGTCGAGCATCGAGTACAGGCCGCCGTTCTTGAATATCGCGAGCTTGGCGTACTCGGGCTGCGTTACTGGCGAGAGCGACAACGACAGGTTGGCGTACAACCACCACACGCCCTCGTTGGCCGCCGTGGCTTGGAAGCCGAACACGTTATTCGCAGCCGGTGTGAATGTCTTGTGGCTGGGCGTGGCGATCGTCGCGCCGGTGTACGGGATCTCCGTCCACGTGTCGTAGGTGATCGTCATCGTCGCGCCGATCTCGTAGCGGAAGGCTCCATGCCATGAGGCGATGGCCTCCTTCGCTCTACGCTCGGCGTTGACGCGCTGCTTGACCTCGCCGCGCACTAAGTCTGTCGCCTCGTTGATCGTGATGTTTGTCACGATCTGTTCGTTGAACTGGGCGACCTGTTGCTGGTAGGTGATAGCACGGCCGGCACCTCCACCCTGGCCGATGTCGGGGAAGGCCAGCTGGTCGGGTGTCACTTTTCTGTCGCGTAAAAGTTCACTTATGGGCATAGTAGCACCCCTAGAGTCATGGTTCCGTCTTCGTAGTTGCGCTCGCACTTGACGATCTGGCCGTTGTTGGTGTTGAGGTGCGACAGATCAGACAGGCCGGAAATGATGACCTTCGTCCCGACGTCGTAGCCCGTGCCGGCGATGGATCGTAACTTCATCGGCAGCGTGACCAGCGACTGGTTGCGGTCTCCGAACCTGTCGGCGTAGAACTTCGTCAGAGCCAGCGGCAGCCCTGCCTCCGACTGCACATCGAGACACCACAGGGTGAACTCCTCGAGGGACAGCTTGCCAGCCTCGACGGGCGGGTTCTCGGATTTGGTGGTGAAATACAGCGTGGCGGTCGTGCCGTCCGTTATGTACATCGTCTCGTGGGTCTTGGCGTAGGCGCCTACGTCGGTGATGTACGAGAGAAGGTTCGTCTGCGGTAGGCCCAGGGTGACGTAGTCGCCGAGCGCCTGAGGGCTACCCGGCAATCCAGCGGCGACCTTAAGGTACGTACCCTTCTGCAATAGATATTTCTTGACCGTCGGGTTGTTGTGTACCGTCGTGCGAACGGTGAAGGTGCGCTGCGCTCGCGTGCCGGGGTTTGTAGTTACCATGTTGCCCATGTCCTGATTGCCGCCCGACCATTCGGTCTCGGCTTTGGCGATGACTGCAGCGCCCTCCTCGACGACGACGTCACCGGTTAGGACGTCGCTCGAGATGGTGATCGTTTCGGCGGGTACTTCCAATGCCTCGAAAATCGCACCGGTGACTATCAGGATTTCGAGGTAGTCCAGACCGCCCGGGCTTGTGCGGTGGATGTAACGCCAGCGCATCTTGACGGCGAAGGTCTCGCACAGATCCTTCCACCAGTCGGCGCCGGACTGATAACGTGCTACGGATAGCTCGTCGTTCTCGCTAGCGTAGCCGCCGATCATTCCCTCCTCGTCCTCGACGTAAGCCGGAACTAGCACGTCGCCAGCGGCTAAGGAAGTAAGCGCAGTACGCGGCAGCGTGCCACCTGATCCGCCGCTATCCTGCTCGTAGAAGGTGCACGCCTTGCTCACAATATCCAAGCCGACACCGGTAACCGATCCGACTAACGCCAGCGCGGCGAGGTCGGAGGGGTTGGTGTAGTGGAAGTACACATTGGGCATAATAGTACGCAGCCAGCCGACGTATCTATTGATCAGTGTCGACAGCGCCGCCGGCCGCACCTTGAGGTCGAACTTCTTAAGAGCGAACAGTGAGTCGGCAGTCTCGACCGGGGAGAAGACGTCGACGTCGTAGAGCTCCGTCTCGTAGTCGTAGTTTGTGTCCCCCTGCAGGATAGCACACAAGCCGGCCCCGCCGTCGAGGGATAGCATGTTCCACAGCATGTCCTCGAGTTCGTATTCGACGATCGTCTGGCCTGCGGTGGTGATCGTGTACTGGCTCGACTCCGTGCGGCTCTGCACTCCAGCGAACTCAATCTCGTAGGTAGTGCCAGCGTCATAGCTGACGGAGAAGATCCAGAGGTTTTTAAGGTCGCCGGACTCGGCGTTGCGCAGGCGCTCCTGCATTGCCGCCGACATGCTGCCGAAGTCCATAGTCACCGTCAGCCCCGGCGGTTTCATCATGCCGACGGGTAGCTCGTCCATCTCGCGCGTCA